CTCTGGCTTGACATCAGGTATCCGCAACGCGGCAACTAACTGCTCTCTTGTTGGTACTGGCATCCACCCCTCCTTGCCTCCACACGAACAATTTTACTACTTCCCGGCTGCTGATGCAGATCAACAACCCAATGGCACTTCATATCCGCTGTAAACAACCGCGTGTAATAATCACCGTTAGGCAATATCATCAGCTTTTGATCCGATACCACATAATTGTAGCGCTCACTGCACTGGCACCCGAGCGCCATGTCGGTCAAGTTATCGACCTTTTCCTTAATCCGATCAAGCGCAACTTCCTCATCCATGAGCATACGCAACTCTTTCAGACCCCAATACATTCTGTTTGCTTCAGTCATATCAACCTCCTGCAAATTGATGATCACCCCAATCTTTACGATCCTCCTCTTCGTAAAAGCCTTGCTTATATTCAGTAACTTGTTCGGGTGTCATGTCAACCTCTTCCACTTTTTCCCAACGGTTGGGAGTAAGCCGCCAGTAATGCGGCTTAAACCCTCTACCGTAGTAACGATCAGCGGAACCACTGTCACGCGGATCTTTGTGCATCGTCCTCCTCCTTTTCATCGCGCAAGATAACGGCCATTTCTTCCAACGGCGTCATATCCAGCCCTACGTTCTCAGCGCACCCACGGAAACGCTGTAACCATGCGGCCAATGCAACTCCTGCCTGACGCCGCAACTCAGCTTGTGCAACTTCGTTGTCGGGATCAAACGGCTCATAACCGCCACCATCTTTACGCCGCGCCACTGGTGAGATATACGCCGGATATTCTGTCACCTTAATTGACACAACATCGCTCTCAACAGTCTCAGTCCTCGCAACGATCCGCAGACCACTTGCAAGACGCCGCGCCATTTCAATGCGATACTGACGCGCCGCCTCGTAGTCATCCATTCCATAAAACGCTTCATACGCTTCATGTTCTGGCTGACCTGCAAGCCAATCTACAAATTCTGACGGAACGAACATGTTCGCGCCAGTATTCTGCAAATAATCATCAATGATTTTTTGCTTAGTCTTCTTACTAAAGTTTGCCATTTTTCTGCTCCTTCTTATGACAAAACGAACATTTTAAACAAAACGAACAATTTAACGGTTTTCCAAGACTGTCCATGCCTAAACGGAACTCACCCCGCCCTACTGCACCTAGACCGCCTTAACATGACCCATCGGAACACACTCCGCCGGAACACAACTTGACCGCCTAGACTTGCCACGCCGTAACATGACTTACCGTGGCGAACCTCACCATGACCGCCTAGCCTGACCAGACCAGTCCTCAACGTGCCGGGACATAACGCAACTCACCCCGCCAGAACCGCCCTGCCTCAACCGACCGCGCCTAAACGTGCCGTGCCATAACCGCCATACCAAGACAATCCATGTCTAAAGTAACCTTTACACACCATTACCGCCTTGCCCTGACTTACCTCAACTCGCCCCTCGCCGCCCCGCCTAAACTTAGCCGACCGCACCAAACCGTACCTCAACCGCCAAGACTTGCCGTGGCTTGCCCAGCCGTAACACATACGACCCAAACACAACGCGCCGCAACCGACACACCTAGACCCAACACGCCGGAACTTAACCGACCGTACCCCGCCTTAACCGCCATGACTAACCGGATCTCTCCAAATCATACCGAACCCCAACCGCCAAAACCTAAACATAACCGCGACTATTAACAGGGGGCGACATAGCCGCCCCCAATCTTTTATTTACGCCGCACGGCGTAAGCGTTCTTCTTGGATGAACTGCATCAACTCAGCAGTTTGCTCATCTACACACTCAGGATTTTCCATAGCCAATTCCTGTACGGCGCGGCCTTCCTGCGTAATGTCATCCCAGATTTCCTGATACTCGCCCATGTCTTCTGAACCAGCTACAGAAAATGTGCCATACGAACCGCGACCTTTTTCCTGACGGAAATCACCAATGCCGACAATCGTACCAGCGTTTTGCAACAATGATACAATCGACATTGTGCTTAGTGTCGGGGTGACAAATTTAATGTCAACTTCGGCACACCAGTTTGGCAAATATGCACGAGTACGAACATCTGGTGTTTTGTTCATATCGGCAGATCGCACAATATCCATCTTTAGATATGGTTTACCCCAAATCTGGATCTGGCTTTCTGGCAAGAAAATCAGACGCTGTACACTCGTCTTTGTAATGCCACCAGTCTCAAGCGCGGCAGTAGCCATTGCACCTTTAACACCAGCGGCTGGGAAACAAAGATATGTGTCACCATCAGACTTCTTGTAAACACTATCGCGGAACTCCTGTTCTGGATTGTGCTTGATTTCCTTCTTCTGTGCGGCAGTCTTTCTGCCGCCACCCACTAACAGATCGCGCCAAGCTTTGGCACCCATACTGTTAAAGTACATTGGTGTTTGACCAATCATACGCAGTTTAACACGCCCTTGTTTTAGGGCATGGATTTCCATCGTAGTGGATGTATTTGTAGCTTTTGTAGGCATCGTTTTGCTCCTTCTTACCTCGTTACGCCACATTCGGGAACTTTCGCTCCCAAATCACTTTTTGACGGTCTTTCCAACCGTAGCTATCCATGGCAGAGCGCATAATACGTTCTGCTGTATCATTCCATAGCAACGCCTTTTGACGCGCCCAAATCCACGCATATAACTCTCGCGTTAATGTGGACACTTCCGGCGATTGCCTCTCACCAACAATGTGACCAATCTCGTGCAAAGCACTTACATAGTACCCAGTATTCTTTGTTGGGCGGATGCAAATCACACTTGATGCTGGCTGTGCGTAGTAACGCGGCACAGCATCATTTAGCGACTGGTATTTCACCGTGATGCCATGCTCTGCACATAACTGCTGTACATGCAGAGCCATATCAATACGCTTAATTGTCATACTGCACCGTCCATCCTTTTTCGTTGAGTTTTTCAACCATGTCCTGAACCCACTCTGTTCTTACAGCCAGAGCGCCATTCAAGCGGATAGTCATTTGCCCTTCCTGCTTACAGGCATGTTGCAAATTTTCTTCTGCTTGATCATTCAATGGATGCAACCAACAAATCGCACCATTGGTTTCAAGCCTATAATCAGAAACATGGCTCATAGTTTACGCCCTCCAATAATTTAGTATTTAGACTTTTAAACCTTTGGCGCAGAGCCGTAGCATCACGGCCTTCCCATTCTGCGTCTTGGATCTCAGTCTGCAACCGCAACATCTCAGCGGTTACAGACACTAAACGCTCATCGCTTTGAACGTCTGGATATACAGGATCAATCAACATCTTCTTGAACCTCACAATCTCTTTCAATGCGAGAATTGATAGCATGTAACAATACACGCAACGCCTCACTAGAATTAGGCGCACAATCAAAAGACAACTCGACAACAAAATGAGCCATGACAGTAGCAACATCAAATGGTGTCGCGCCTTCATCAGAAAACTCTTTAGTGGTATCAAGTAGACGATCATAAATTTCATCATATGTAATTTTATCGTCATATTCGTTTGGAATAGCCATTTTTACCTCGTTATTTGTTAAGCATTTATCCTGATATAGCAACTATTGCTAAGTTAATCAATACCTGTTTTAGAAAAAATATGTGTTTCTTTTTTTTCTACTGTTCCATGCTTGTCCCAATCGGTAATAACGCTTTCACCAAATGCGTCATCTGGCAGATTTTTGTTAGCCTCTTGCCATGCCAATTTTGCCCTCTCTCTGTCCTTCCTGTCGTTGTACTCAAGACTTACGGAAACCCTGTTATCAATGTGAACAAACTTGCCTGACATTTATTCCTCGTATAAAATGAAACACATACAATACAAAAAAGATAGTAGAGTATAGTCTGCTTGTAAATAAAAAAATAGGGCAATTATGAAAAGAAAAGATATTCTCGACACGGCCAAGGGCTATGTCACGAAAGATCGTGCATCGCAACATGGTGATATGGAAAACAACTTCAACACCATCGCCATGTACTGGTCTGTGCATCTGAACACACCAGTAACCGCGACTGACGTAGCCGCTATGATGGCACTTCTGAAGATCGCACGGATCAAATCAAATCCTGCACATGCGGACAACTGGGTGGATGGCTGTGGTTATCTGGCTTGCGGCGGCGAACTGGAAACCGAATAATTGTTCGGGTTAGGCCCGTGAAAAAGGCGGGAAGTATCCCGCCTTCTTTATGCGATTTTAATGTTTTTTGTCTCGTGCAAAGCTTCGTACAACATAGATTGGTCAAGATCAAAATCTTCGTAACCAAGCCTGATGATGTCAAAGTAAAAGCCCGATGGCTGATGAATGCCTTTGCTGTTCATGCGATATGTCAGCATGCCGTTAATATCGACTCTACGATATAAACCGCCATCAACACCCTCGTAGGCATCAAGAGCATTTAAGCACTGATCAGTAACATCCCAAATGCCAACAGGTAACAATGAATTGCTGTCTGTTGTGTATTCGATGTCAGCAACCCCGCGAAACACCAAACGCCAGTTTGGGAAGTAAGCCGCACCTAACGGCTTTGCTTGCGGACAACGTTGACTCATCTGAGACATATTTAAGTTTGAACCATATGCGAAATAAAGCATTGTATCTCCTCGTTTGTTAGAACTGATGCTTTATATATGCAATGAT